CTTACGACGTTGTAGGAACGATAATCCGCCGCGTATATTTTGGAGGATCGTGGCAGACATACATTTACAAAGACATTGATCAACTGCCTGTTGACTTGGCATCAGCAATCACCGCAGCCATCCCTAAAACTACGCTCGTCGATGCCGACGTTGTGCCGATCACTGACAGCGCGGCAAGCCATGGACTCAAGAAGGCCACGCTGACCAGCCTCTGGACTTGGATCACGACGAAGCTTTCCAACCTATCGGGAACTCTTAACATTGGAACGCAACCCGTTGCATTCACCTCGACGACCCGCCCGACTAGCTCGGGGACGGGGACGCCTGATGCTACTAGTTTGATTACGCTGGCGGATGCTGATGCAAGAGCAGGAATCAGTGTTGTCGCGCAGAGAAATTCAACTCTCAACCTAACGAGCGATACTTATGTTACCGGATTAACATCACCCGAATTAAGCACGGGTGTTTGGAGGGTTTCTGGATTCGTTGGCGTATTCGGCGGGGCAACGGCGGTTGGCCACAAGAGGAGAATTGTTGGAGGAACCGCAACATTCAATGGCTCAAGAGGTCTTTACACATCATTTACGACAAACGCCCTAACCGCTACAGCAAACATCGCCACCGAAATCAGCGTTGCTCATGCCGCAACACCAGCTTGCTTTCTTGACGGAATGATTGAAGTGACTGTTGCCGGGACAGTTATTGTTGAGGTTGCACAACGGACGACAGACGCCGCAAATCCATGCCAGTTAACAAACAACGCGCATTTGTTCTTTGAAAAGATAAGAGACTAAATATGCCATGATCACCCTCCCACAACCCACCGTCCTTGACTCTGCCGCCCTAGCAGGAGCGGAAGCCGCGCATCACCTCGCCACTGTCCTGACTGTCCAATGGCAAGCGTTCTGGAATCGCCCCGTCGATACCGTCCTTGCCGACATAGAAGCCGACTTGCAAAAGACCTTGGCAATCTTCGCGTTGAACACGCAGGCTAGCACGGCAGTCAATGCTCTGCTTGATGCCGTCAACGATCCTCGATTCGTTCGCCGCGCTCCGACGATCCTTCCCGAAGGCTGGGCCTTTGACGGCGCGGCTTTCATCTACACGCCACCATCTCAGCCGGAAGAACCATGAACCACCATTGCTACACGCTCGCCAACGGAGTCCTTGGAACATGGGCCGGAGTCATTGGGTTTGTCACTAGCTTTCAAGAGCAACTCGACGGGTGGACACGCACCGCAACCGGCATCGGGACATTGATCGTTGTCATCCTCACTATTCGCAACCTCCTCAAAAACAAGCCAAAGCCATGAAGAACTGGAAATCAACACTCATCGGAGCCGCTCTTGCCGGTGCGGATGTTTTCATCTCCTCCGTTTCCATCGAAGGATTCGACCTTGGCGACTGGAAAAACTACCTGCGCCCCGTGTTGCTTGCTGCTCTTGGATACGTTGTCGCGGATGCTAAGAAATACAAGCCATGATTGGCGAAGACCCAAGCGACCCAAGCCAAGGATGGATCAAAGCCATTCTTGTCTGCCTGTTGTTTTGGGGTGCTGTCGCTCTGCTGATTTGGGGAGCAAATAACCTGCCATGAAATCAATCATCCTCGATCCGGGCCACGGGCTTTCAAACCGTAGAAGCGGCGTATTTGACCCAGGAGCATGCGCGGGCGCAATCCGTGAGTGCGACATCGCCATGGTATGGGCAAACGCAATCAGGGCCATCCTACGATCAAAGGGACACAGCGTAGTGCGGACCCGGGTTGACAACAACGACCCCGCGCCCGTTTCCGCCCGTGCGAGCATCGCCAGAGAATACAATGGAGCTGTGATGCTCTCGATCCACTGCAACGCAGCAAACGGCATAGCGAGCGGGACCGAAACCTTTTACCGTGGGTCGGAACATGCGGACACGGCACGGAAGATCAACGACGCGGTTGTTTCCGTGCTCGGCACGAAGGACCGGGGGATCAAGACGGAATCGGCAAGCCAGCATTCACGATTGGCGGTCATGTCATTCCAACCGTGCTTCCTGCTGGAACTTGGATTCATCGATTACCCGTGCGACAGGGCAAAGATGCTGGATGAGAAATTGATGCTCGCCGCAGCAGAGAAGCTAGCGGGGATTCTGGCAGCATTCGACGATTACGATTTCATGTCTTAGCCATGACAACCAAACCGCCAAAGCAAATCACCATCGGCGGGAAGGTCATCGCTATTCGCATCGACCCAGAAATGGAACATTGGGGCGAATACCGCTCAGATTCCGCTGAAATTGTCCTTTCGAGTAAAACTTTACTCAAAGCATCTAGCCTACGGGAAACCCTGCGGCATGAGATGCTGCACGCCGCCCTAGACATCGCCGGTCTGTCATACCTCAAGCAATACGACGAGGAGCCGATAGTCCGCTGTATCGATTCAATTTTCCATCCCGCGTGGGATAAACTACGCGCACAACTTCAATGAGCAACCAAGACCCAAGGCAAACGCAAATCGGCGGCGACCACTACGCCAGTTTGCCAATTCAGCCCGTGGAGTATATCCACCGCAACGGCATGGGATTCTGCGAAGGGTGCGTCATCAAATACGTGAGCCGACACAAGCGAAAGAACGGCAAGCAGGATCTAGAAAAAGCCATGCACTTCCTTGAACTGCTGATGGCCTTGGAATACCCCGAACAACCGCACTGACTTATGACAATCACCGCTCGGCAGCAGGAGATCCTAGACGCCTACCAAAAGCATGGTGGCTATCGAACGGCGGCGGCATTTCTCGGATGCGATCACGCCACTGTGCGGGACGTGGTCAAGATCGCTGAACGCAAAGGATTCGCGCCATGGCTTGCCGGCGGGACAATACCGGATCACATGAGGCTGGCGAAAACCACCGTTCAGCTTAACGCGGACGGCGGGGTTGAGCGCGAGTGGCGCAGGCTGGAACCTCGTGTGGAAAAGCTGGCGGACATTGTCGAAGGGCTATGCGAAAAGGTGAAGGGCAAGGGACGCGTGCCCGTTCGCCCATCACGCAAGACAGACACGGACGACATTCTTTTTGAGTTGGACATCTACGACGCGCACGTGGGCATGTATGCGGATGAGCGGGAAACGCTAGATGGCAACTACGATTGCGACATCGCTGCAAAGCGAATGGTGGAAGCTGCAGAAGGGATCGCCAGACGCGCCACACGGCCAGGAAAGGTTGTGTTGGTATTCGGCGGTGATATGCTCCATGCGGACAACCGGAGCAACACTACAGAAGCCAGCAAGAACGCTCTGGATGTCGATACACGCTACCACCGCGTTGTGGAATACGTCATTTCGGCTTGTCGGGAGGTCGTTCAGATCGCCGCAAGCATCGGCGCACAGGTTGAGGTAGTAGTTTTAGAGGGCAATCACTCTTGGCATTCTGAAATCTGGCTAGCTCGCGTCCTGTCGGCGTATTACGAGGCTTGCTCCAACGTCACCGTTCACATCGCCCCGACCCCGCGCAAGCACATGGTCTTTGGCGACAATCTTCTAGTTTGGACGCACGGCGACAAGGTGTCTGGTCCGAAGTGGGCGGGAGGGGTGAAGGAAAATGCGGTTTAGAGTTTAACGAATACTGCGCCTGTCGTGGTTTGTTGCCAAAGCTCGCCTTGCAGAACTCCTCCGACTCCAGCAGCGGCATCGTCCGCGTAGGTAGTTCTGATGTCGTCGCTTGCCCATGTGCCGGTAAGCGTATGATTGTTTTGGAATTTCCACTTTGCGCGTTCGGTGGCAGACAGATCGGTGATTGCGGCATACGTTCCGGGGAAAAACGATTGGGCAATCGTGTTGATCCCGCTCGGCGTAGCGGATGCGTAAATTGGAGCGTCAATAATACATCCTGTGAAATTCAACCCGCCACCCAGAGATTGGATTTTGTTGGTGGTTCCCGAATCACCGAAGACATGAGAACCAGCAAACGTGAAACCCAAATCCATATTTGCTTCTGCTGCGATAGAGAATCCCGCGTTGTGGTTTATCATGCCGCCAACAAAACAGCCGTGCCCGTCGTTCCCTCCGTTGCGTATGCGTATGCCGAAATTTGTATTTTCGCAGATTTCGCACCCGACAAATTTAGTATTTCCTGCAGACACATCCGCCCCGGTTAGGTTTTTATTGAAGGTGCAGTTTGTGAATGAGGTGTATTCATTCCCGGCGTAATTCCCCATCCCTATGTTGCAAAAGTCGAAGTTGCAATTGGAAACATGACCTGTAGATACCTTTACAGCGTAACCGGAAGTGTCGCCCGTGTAATTTGTGGAATTGAGCTGCAATCCCGTCCCACGGAATTTCAGGAAGCTAACATTGTCGATCCTCCATCTGCGGCTTACGTTGACGTTTAGTCCTATTTCGTTTGTATATCCCGTGGTAGTAGTAGTGGCTGCCGTGCCTTCCACTATGCCGGGTCCAATCAAAGACCAATCATTGCCACCGATGGCATTGTTTACATGCGCTACCGCAAACATTACAGGCGGCGTTAGTATGGCGGTCCCTGTTCCTGTCCCGGCTGCGATGGCAACGAAAGATGTCCCGGCATTACTATTTGCGGTTCCCTGCTCGGATACAAAGTTCGTTGTTCCCGGGTTGATGATTGTATAGCTTCGGCCAATTACAAAACTACCCGCTGTCACCGTCGATGGTGTGGTGCGGTAAAGCCTCGCCCCGTTGAGGCGTATTGTCATTTTATCCAATATGGCAAAATCAGCCACCGAGCCGCCAACCGTTCCAGAATACGCTTTTGTTATTAGGTAATTGCCAGGCGACAAATCGATTGTATCGCCAGCGACAGCGGCAGCAAATGCAGCTTCAAGCGCAAGTCCTCGCGCTGTGTCCGTGTTTGCACTAGGTGCATACGAGGTGCGCGTTCCGTCGGCTTTTATTACTACAACTCCCACTTCGTCTCCGGTGTTCGTGCCCGAGTTTGTGCCGGTGATGTCACTCGTCATCGCCACCGTGCCGTCCTTGTCGGGCAGCGTCCATGTGCGGTTGTCTGTAACAACACTGTCGAGGAGACCAATGTTCACGCCGTCGGCTGAAAGGGTAATTCCAGAATTACGGATAGATAGCCCGCCCAGCGTTACAAATCCGAAGGCGTTGGTTTTTAGGATAACATCTTTGTTGGTGAATCCGTCGCTTGTCGCGTCGGTGATGTCGGCGGAGGTATGTGTGTGCGCCGTTGGCGTGCGTGCGTCGGTCAAGCGGGCGTCGTTGCCTGCTACTGCATCTCCCGCGCCTGATCCGATGGTGGGCGGAAATGTGCTCGGTTTTCCCGTGATGCTACCCCATGCGAGCGTTAATCCGCTCAAAGAAAACGCCTTGATTGCGTCAATCGTCACTTTTTTAAGCGCCGTGCCATCAAGCGTCAAGGCATGCTCTGTGCCTACGATGGGATCTAGGACAGTGGAGAATGCGGTGGGGATGACAGCGGCGATATTGCCAGCCGATGCGCCTGCAACTTCCACGGTGATTTCCGTAGCTTCGGGAGTGGTAACGGTGATCGTCATTTTCAGTCGTGGGTTACGTCGGCAGGAACAGGAACAGATCCGGCTAGCAGTGTGATTTTGCCGAAATCCTGCGTGATGATTTCCAAATCATATTCATGGATTCCCGCTGGCCATAGTTCGGTCACGGTGTCTGCGACTTCATCGATGGTCACGTTGTTGAGACTTCCGCCCGTGAAGACCAAGACGATAAACGCGGCGCGATAATTCCGCCACCTCCTGCTAAGGC